GAAAGAATGTGGGATTTATATTTTAAGGTTTTTAATAACAAAGTTAAGAAATCATCTAGCAGAAAAAAAATTTCAAGCATGAGACAGGAAAAAGCCTATGAGCTGTGCACCAGCCTTATTAAAATTTTTGGGCATTAAGTTGTCTTTAGAACTTACAAAAATAAAAGAATATTCTGAACAAAGATTATTCCAGGCAATTATTGTCCAGGCGTTGGAGGATGCTATAACCACCTCTAATTTGAAAAAAGAAACTTATTTTAAGTACGATAGTCATGTTTGGTTTGTAAATAATTCTGATGATTTTAAAGAAGTTTGTTGGGGTGCTGATATGGATCCGGATTTTGTACGAGGTGAGTATTTTAAATTAGTAGACAGTGAGAAAATTTTTTTTTCAGATCTGCAGTTGTCCTGGATCCGTTATCGAGAGTTATATCGAAAGTATAGGAATGCAGGGAGTAAAGAAGAAAGACGGTATATTAAGACTCTGATATTAAAGGAAAATTTAAAAAGATTGAGTTAAAGCTCCTGGGGGAAAGTCAAAGAGCTAAAAATGATAAAAAACCCCCAGAAGCTATTTTAACCAAGTTTCATATGTATAAAACACATGTTCAAACTAACATAATACCGGACACCGGACAAGGGATAAATTTCTACTATATAGATTATCTAGAGTAACGAACAATAAAAAGTACCCTCGGGGGTAAAAGAGGTGTATCTGGTGTATCTAATGTTCTATTAGTCAATAATACCAATGGTTTTAATCAATTTTAATGGTGTATCTATGGTGTATCTATGGTGTATCTGGGATACACCACTCTTGCGGGAACGCAAACAGTTGGTTGTTGGGAACTAGTCATTACTCTGAAATATCTATATAGTAGAAAATTATGATCAAAAAAATTGGACGTAAAGCACAAGGTGGTGTAATTGTTAAGAAAATGTTAGTTGGTGGATTACTTACAAAAGGAATTAAATATGGCTACAAGCAATATAGAAAAGCTGGTGGCAAAAGTATTTTAGAGATTATGAAAAGCGGTATAAGAGGTTCTGGTAAAAGAAATGATGCTAAAACAGACGTGAAGTTTGGTATCAAATTACACGGTGGTAGAAAACTTACTCAAAGAGATAAAAATAAATTAAGATAATGCCTGGTGGACTTAAAAAGAAATCAGATAGAACTGAACTTGATCTAACTCCCAAACAAAAAATGTTTGTTGAAATATATGTTCAAGATTGGGGTAACATCACACAAGCTGAAGCATTAAAACGTGCGGGTTATGTTTGCACTAATGAAAAAGATTATGGATCTGTTGCATCCAGAATGTTATCAAGAAAACACTCACCACATATTGCAAAATATTTCGATAAATTATTTGAACGTGAAGTTAAAAAATACGAAAGTGACAATCTTAGAAGATATAAAAGATTAGAAAGAATTGCCAACAGCGCTGAAAAAGAAAAACAATACGCAGCAGCCATCAATGCAGAATATAGGTCTGGTCAATTAGCCGGTGCTTATGTTGATCGTAAAGAGGTAACTGTTAGTGGTTTGGAGGGTATGTCACGTGAGCAACTTGAAAAAAAGCTCGAGGAATTATCAAACAAGATCGATGGCTACAACGCCAAAACGATTGAAGTTGAGTCCCAAGACGTTGCAGAAATTGAGCAAGGCTAAGTGGTCTGATTGGTTAAATGTTTTTAATCAAGTGCACAACTCTGGAATTACAACATCTGTTGGAACTATTAAAATAGATATAGATGACTAAAAAGAAACGACAACAGTCTAAAATATTGAACTTTGATTTTAAAAATCTCGGTAACGTGATTGAGGATTATCCTTTTGTAGAAATAGAATGGTTGGATATCGAAGGAGATGCGGGCTGGTCTAGCACAAAGGATTTGAGTAAAGAACAATTACCTATATGTGTATCTAAAGGTTATTTGTTAAGTCAAAAGAACGGGATTACTAGAATTTTTAGTGATTATATCAAGACTAAAGATAAGCCAACATTTGACAATATTGGTAATACAACTATTATTCCAACAGCAGTAATTAAATCAATTAGGAAAATTAAAATATAAAAAACTTACTTAATCATGTCTAATAAAAATGGGGAAACTAGGCTATGGCAAAAGGTAAAAAAAGGACTGACTGATTGCTTTCTAACTCGCGTAGAATCTAGCACAATCAATGGTATTCCTGATATTCATGCAGTATCATATGGTGAAATATTTTGGGTAGAACTAAAATCAGATTCATTAAGTTATCCGAAGCTTAATAAGTGGCAAATTGTTTGGATTAACAAATATATTAAAGCAGGTGGCAAAGTAATTATCTTGAAAGAGACCCTCTTGCAGAAGTCCCTTAGACTGTACAGACCGGTGTCCGTTTTCACTGATGCTCGTTCCCTCGTCCCGTTTGCCTCGTTCTCGTTCCCGTTACAATGGCCACTGGTCCAGGATAGGATGCTACAGGAGCTGGGAGCTCCTCCCGATGCAGCATAACCCTCGTTCTCGTTTCCTGGCCACGTTACATTTTTACCTCTTAGTTAGCGTGGCCTGGTAACCAGCACACAGGTGACGTTCTCGTTTCTCGTTCTCGTTTATGGATAAACCTCGTTCTCGTTTACTGGCCAACGGTGACGTCCCCGCAGCGTGAGCTTCAGGGGGTGCTGGGATCTCCTTCGGTAGAAACTTTTGCTTGACTGGTATCCCATGATGTCGTATGGTCAGACTAAACAAAGGAGAAAAGTATGGCAATAGATTTCGATGCCCTCGATCTCGTTCGAGGAGAAAACAAAGCTCGTTCTTACAATAAAAGAATAGATGAGCTCCAGCAGCAGGTAACTGACCTACAGGAGCTGGTCACTGATGTGGTAAAAGAATTACAAGAGGAAAAGAAATGGTCTTTTGAAGAAAGGTTAAAAAGAATCAAAGAAAGTTCTTGACAGATCTCCCATGAGCTCTTATATAGAAGGTGCCGTTGGGGAATTGACTATTCTTAAACGATGTTTGACACTGAGAAGGAACTGGGTAGTTTGCCCTCCGTAACTTTGTCGGTCTCAACGGTTAACCAAAGGAGAACTATGAACAAAGACAAAGAGAAAGCTATTCAAGAGTCGGTACCCTACACGGATGTCGAAGAGGCCAACAAACCTGAGGAAGGTAAAGTATACGCACTGACCGGTGGCCGGGGCACGCGCTGCATCGCCAACGGTAATACGTGGAAAGACTCGGAGGTGAAGGATGACTGATGAACTGAAGGAGTGGTACTTAATGCCAAGCATCAAGGAATGCCTCGTGGAGTATGAAAAGCAGGACATCGGACTCATTAATGATATTGCTAAGCACGGATGCTCAGGAGGTGTCGCTGGTATCACGTACTACACAGAAACTACTTCGTTTCATGATCACCATCAGGAGGAGATATGGCAGCTGGTCCGGGACCATTCAGATGAAGCTGGTTTGAAGAACGGTGAGTTCCTGCAGCACATATCACAAGATCCAACCTCGTTGACTGGATTAGTCAACGACCTCGTCTGGTGGGCGGTTAAAGTTCGTGCGGAAGAGTTGCGTGATGCTACATCTGCAGCTGGAGCTTCCACATGAGTTTCGTTCTCGTTTGGCTGTGCCTTTTATTTATGTTCCCAACTGTAACTCTGGCTGGGACAGGACTGCTGGTTCTTTCGCTCGTTGGAGTTCTTTGATCCCAAGCTCGTCTCGTTCACTTAAGTGGATAGTACCCGCTGGTAACTCAGTTCAGATCTGGGGGACGCTGGTCAGAACTGCTCTGGAAAAGCGAATGGTTAGGTTTCTACTTTAGAATGGTTCTAAAAGATAATTAAAAATAGTTGTTGCATTAGTATATAAGATACGATAAGACATTAGGATTAACCAACAAAGGAGAAAAGTTATGGGACTAGATCAACACGCACACCTTCGAGGTAAGCCGATAGATTGGGAAAAATATTACTCTGAGGATAACGACCAAGAGAATATTTTTGTCTGGAGAAAACACGCAAGACTTCAACAGTTCATGGCGAAGAAGTGGGCAGAGCAAAACCCTGCTAAAAATATAGATGGGCATTTAGCACATTTAGGATTTAATGGAGATCAAGAAGCACCTTGTTATATGACTGAGGAAGTTGTCAAAGAATTAGCCGAACAGATAGAGAAAGGTTTTTCTGACTATCACGCAACAGATGGCTTTTTCTGGGGTCAACAGTTTCAAGAGGAAAGTGTCAAGGACTACAAGGAACAAGATATTAAGTTCTTGAAATTCTGTGAACAAGCGATCAATGAGAAAAAGGTCGTTGAATATTGGTGTAGTTGGTAATGGCTAAAGACTACTTTATCAAGCTAATGGAAGAAGGCGAAATTGACGATAGTTATAATATACGAGGCGACGACGTCGCCTCGTCTCGTTCTCGTGGTGGAAATAAGAAAAAAGATAAAACTAAACAACAGCAGGGTGGTGCGGAGAGTGAAAATGAATTTTTAAATTTTTTAGTAGATAAACTTGGAGATGTTGAAGATGTTAGTATTAGTGTTAATGGAAGTAAAAGAATACCTATTAAAGATCTTAAAAAAAAGATAAATTAACTATTGCATAAGATTTAATAAGATATATAAGAATAGAGCAAACATAAGTTTGTATAACTTAATAAAGAGGTAAAAATGCAGACAGTTAAAAAACTAAAGCAAGACGAAAAAAAAGTTGTTGTTGCTTATGTTAAACTAAAGCTTAAAGCAAATAGACTATCTAAAGAGTTAGATACAATGAAACAAAATATTGTTGATTGCTTTGAGAGAACAAATCAAAACTTAATTATTGTTCAAGACGACAATGGAGAAAGTTTTGGTTTACAAAAAATAAATCGTAAACGTAAGAAATTTGAAACAGCTAATTTCAAAATTGCTCACAATGATTTATATAACAAGTTCACTACTGAATTAGAATATAGTGAATACAAAGCAATAGGAGATAACAATGCCCAATAATGATTTGATTAACATAGCTAATGTATTGAGTGAGAAGTTAAACTCTAATGCACCTGTGTCACTTGCTGATATGGTGATGGACAACGGGCAAAAAAAACAGTTGAATTATGAGATCATGTTTCAATTGTTAATGGGCGAGTGTGAGAAACATATACTTGAAAATGTTGGCAACCCAATCGTTGACGAGTTCAAGGATAATATACTTAAGAAGTTTAGCACACTTGTTCAAGCAATACACAGCACCGAATAAGTTCATATGAAATCAATGGCGTCTTAACTGACGCCATTGGTGTATCTAGCCTACACCTATTACAAGGCTCATATCATTTATAAAAATAGTTTTTAAATTTACACTTTACAGGTTCGCGTTGCCCAGCTGGGTTTTCTGAGGCGAAAGGGTTTACAAAGTAGGTTATATACATACACTAGGGTCCCAAACGGGATGAAAATGTTGATATTTTTTTTCAGATCAACTATTATATAGGAAAGACCCTTTGTTTTTATTAGGTACCATACCCCCAGGGGGTATATTTTTTTTAGGTACCATACAGGCCAGGGGTATATATTATGAAAATTGAAAACCTTAGTGAAGAAGAATTAAAAGATATTATTCTCAAAAAACAACTTGAGTGGATCAAGTTATGCCAAGATAATTTTTTGGTATTTGCTGAGTCTGTCTGGCAAGATTTTATATATAGAAAAACAAAAAACCCAAAGAAGTATGGGCACCATCAAATTATTGCTGAGTCTTTTCAAGAAATTGCTGATGGTGATGCAAAGAGGCTCATAATCAATATGCCACCACGACATACTAAATCAGAATTTGCATCTTATTTATTCCCCGCTTGGTATATCGGAAAGTATCCAAAGAAAAAAATTATGCAGGTATCACACAACGCTGAACTTGCATCAAGGTTCGGTAGTAAGGTTCGTAACTTAATGGCTACCAAGGAGTATAAAGAAATTTTTGGAAATGTTACTTTAAGAGAAGACAGTAAAGCAAAAGGC